CTCCTGCATTTGGATTAGCAATAAAAGTTAATCCAAGAAACGCAGGATATCATTCAAACCCCATATTTATTTTGTTTTTCTTGGTTAATACTAAGAAATGGAGAATAAATTATGGCGAGTACAATTCAAAAAATCTACAGGGCAGCCATTTATCTCAGATTATCAAGAGAAGATGGGGATGTTGCTGATGGAAGCAAAGAAATCAGTAACAGTATTGCCAATCAAAAAGAACTGGTCATGGACTTCTTAAAGTCCCACCCGGAGATAACCGTGTACGATACATATATTGATGACGGTTACAGTGGTGTTAATTTCGACAGACCAGGATTCCAATCAATGATTAAAGACATAAGAAACGGCATGGCAGATTGTGTCATTGTCAAAGACCTTTCGAGATTTGGGCGTAATTATATCGAGTCGGGGCGTTACATTGAGAAGATATTTCCAATGCTTGGGGTCAGATTTATTGCAATTACGGACAATTACGACAGTGAAACCTCGGAAGACGGTTACGGAACCAATATGATTATTCCGTTCAAGAATCTGGTAAATGATGCGTATGCAAGGGATATTTCCATTAAAGTGCGTACCAATTTACAGATTAAGCGTAAAAACGGGGATTATATCGGTAATTTTGTTGTGTACGGATATCTGAAAAGTCCGGAAAATAAGAACCGACTTATAGTGGATGAATATGCATCTGAGATTGTGAAGGATATTTTTGCGATGAAGATATGCGGAATGAGCCAGCAGGCAATCGCAGACAGGCTGAATGCAGATGGTATTCTCTGTCCCTATGAATATAAGAAAAGTCTTGGTATCCGTATCAATGATAATTTCAAGAAGAAAACGCAGGCTTTGTGGAGTTATAATGCAGTGCTTCGTATTTTGAAGAATGAGATATATACGGGAACACTTATTCAGGGGAAGAGTACTACTCCCAATTATAAGGTAAAGAAGAAAATCAATAAGCAGGAAGATGAATGGATAAGGCATGAGGACAGTCATGAAGCCATAATATCCAAGGAACAGTTCGATATGGTGCAGGAGTTATTGATTAGAGATACCAGAGTTTCACCGGATTCTGACTCCATATATCTGCTGGGTGGCGTTGTATATTGTGCGGATTGTGGTAGGGCAATGATTAGAAAAACGGTTCCGGCACATGGGAAAAAATATATTTATTATGTGTGTTCCAGTAACAAGAAAGATAAAAATGTGTGTAGCAACCATCGCATTGCAGAAAATAAGCTGACTGCCATGGTGTGTGAAAATACCATATATCAGGTCAATCTTGTTCTTGAATATGCAAAGGAACTGGAAATTATAGAAAAAGCTGCTTATATGAAAGCTGATGTAGGCAAGTATGATAAGAAGATTGAGAAAAAACAAGAAGAATTATCCAAATATCAGACACGCAAGCTTAATCTCTATGAAGATTATAAGGAAGGAATCCTTGATAAGCAGGAGTATATGATGTTTAAGTCTGATTATGATCAGAAAATCGAAACTGCAACACGGGAGATTGAAGCGTTTGAGGCTGATAAGAGGATGATTCTTGATAATAAGAGTGAATCGCAGGCTTGGATTGAGGAATTTAAGAAGGTTGGGCAGATAACGGAGCTTACAAGGAATGCAGTAGCGATACTGATTGATAAAGTGGTTGTATATTCTGCTGACAGGGTGGAAATCAGATACAGGTTTGAGAATGCGTTTGAGACTATGAAGAAATATGTGGATGCATATTCAGACAGAAATTATTCGGAAAGTGAGGCAGTGTAATATGGCTAGAACAAGTAACAGGGCAGCAAAGCGGGAACTGTCTGTAACAGAAAGGAGAGAACAGGCGGCTGCTAAAATATATAAAGCAGTAATTTATGCAAGATTATCATCAGAGGATGACAGGAAGATTGCCAGTCACACGGTAGATAATCAGATAGCTTTGCTTAGGGACTATATTGATTCTCGTGATGATATGGAATTTGTTGAATGTTATTGTGACAGAGGTTTTTCGGGAACAAAGTTTGACCGTCCGGATTTTATGAGAATGATTGCAGATATGAAACTTGGAAAATTTAACTGTATTGTAGTAAAGGATTTATCCAGACTTGGAAGAAATTATCTCGAAGCAGGCAATTATATGGAGAAAATTTTTCCTATGTATGGTGTTCGTTTTATCTGTGTATCAGATGGTTTTGATTCACTATATTCCAAACCGATGGAAGATGGAATGCTTGTGCCTTTAAAAAATCTGATAAATGAGGCGTATGCAAAGGATATATCAAAGAGAGTATCCATATCAAAAGAGAATCAGCAGAAACGAGGCGAATTTATAGGAACACAACCGCCGCTTGGGTATCTGAAGGACCCGGAAGACTGTCACCATCTGATTCCGGACCCTGATGCAATGCAGTTAATAAAGGATATCTTTGCATGGAGACTGGAAGGAAAGTCGGTCACAGCAATAGCCCGACATCTTAATAAAGCAGGGATACCTTCTCCGGTACAGTACAGAATACAAAAGGGTATGGAAAAGAACCCGAAATATAAAGATGTGCGTTGGGATGGTTGTAGTGTCGGCTGCATTCTGAGAAATGTTGCTTATATAGGTGATATGGAGCAGGGGTATCAGAAAGGGGCTTTGTATAAAGGGATTCCTGACCACAGACAGAAAAAGGAACAGAGGATATGTGTAATGGGGACCCATGAGCCTATTGTGGACAAGGTGACATTTTATAAGGTTCAGGAGCTGATGGATGAAGTGACTAATAAGCAAAAGCAGGTGCAGGATAAGTATAAGCATCTTCATAGGAAAGATGATATTTTCAAAGGTCTTTTGTACTGTGCAGACTGTAATTGTAAGCTTTCATTTTATAGAAGGACTGTGAAGCTTCCAAGCGGATATTTTAATTATTATACATATCTTTGCAGGAACACTCCATATCGTGAGGAATGTACCAAGAAAAATATGAAGATGGAGAAACTTGAAGGGATTGTAAAGGAACTGATAAATCTGCACATCAGTCTGTATATGGAACGGGAAGATATTCTTAGGGAATTAAACGGACGAAAGCCAGTGACCGGGGAAAGAAGCAGGTTAGAACAAAAAAACAAGAAATGCTTGAAGAAATGGATGTCATTGAAACCAGAATCTGCAATCTTTATGAGGATTTGAAAGATGAAACCATATCGGAAGCAGAATATTTGTCTCTGAAGAGTGAATATGTGGCGAAAATAGAACAGTTGAAAAAAATGTGTGAAGAAACAGAAGCTTCAATCAGCATGTTAAAGCCAGATGTAAAGGTTTCATTTGAAGTCTCAGAAAATATGGATAAATTTGGTGGCTTCACAAAGCTTACACCAGATATTATTAAAGCGTTTATTAGACGTATCACATTTTTCGGAGACAATAGAATTGAAGTGGAATACACATTTTCCGACCAGTTACAGTTATTGGATAAGCTGATAGAAGAAAGGAAGATGTTATGTGGGATAATATAGCTACAGAACAAAGAAAATATGTTATCTGTATGTATATAAGGCTCTCGTCAGAGGATGACGATATAAGGTACAATGAAATGAAGGATGAGTCCAACAGTATTACAGCCCAGCGAAGAATGTTGTATGATTATATCAATTCCAAGGTTGAATTTAGGGATTGCACTGTATTGGAGCGTTGTGACGATGGTTTCTCCGGTACACATTTTGATAATCGTCCGCAGTTTGTGGATATGATAGAAATGGCAAAGAGAGGAGAAATTGACTGTATCATTGTGAAGGACTTTTCCAGATTTGGCAGGGATTATATTGAGCTTGGTGATTATATGGAACAGTTTTTTCCGGTAATGGGCATCAGGTTTATATCCGTGAATGACTGCTATGACAGTGATATGCTTGAGAATGGTGAGATAGGTGGTCTTGATATTTCCTTTAAAAATCTGATTTACGATTACTATGCAAGGGAAACTTCCAAAAAAGAAAAACTTGCATGGAAGAAGTCAGCTGAAAGAGGAGATTACAGAGCCAGTGTTACTTTATATGGATATAGAAAGTCCAAGGAGAATAATTTTAAACTGGAAATTGATCCGGAAGCAGCAGAGATTGTAAGAGAGATATTCAGTATGAAATTATCCGGGATGTCAACTACGGAGATTGCTGCAAATCTGAATGCAAGAGAGATACTTCCACCGACGGAATACAAATATCACGCAGGTGATAAGAGGGCAGTTAATATCAATAAAAGAAAGTGCTACTGGGAGGCAGGAGTTGTTGGTTTGATCCTTCAGAATGAGAAGTATGTTGGAGATATGGTTCTGTTAAAAACAGAAGTCAACCGTGTTACCGGAAAGCAGATAAAACGGGCAAAAGAAGACTGGGTAACAGTAGAGAATACTCACGAAGCTATCGTAAGCAGGGAAATGTTTGATACAGTAGCAAAATCATTTAAAAGAGTCAATCGCAATTTTGGAAATAGTGTTAATATATTCTACTGCTCCGGCTGTGGAAGAAAGATGAATAAGTGCAGAGGAGCAATCCTAAGATGCCGTATCAATGCAGTTATGGAAGAGAATAAGTGCGTGGAAACAACTATTTCCGTGAAGAAGGCAGAACGGGCTATTCTTGATGATATAAAGCAGAAGTACAGAATGTTTATTGATATGAGGCAGGAGATGGAGCATACTGTCAGAGGCAGCATAAAGTCTCTTGATGAAAAGATTGCCAGTATCATAAAGACTTTGGAATATATTGAGTCTGTGTGGAAGAATATTTACAGTGATTATGCTGACAGAAAGATTTCCAAGGATGAATATCTGCTACAGTCAAAAGAGCATAAGCAAAAGAAACAGTCTCTGTCAGAAGAATTGGATAAGCTGCAATGTGAAAAGAAACAAAAGGAATCTGAGGTATCTGTGGATATGGTCGGATTGCTATTACAAAAGTTTTCTGATGCAGAGGAACTGACCGATGAAATAAAATCGGTAATGATTGAAAAGGTTCTGGTGTATGCAAATAATGCACTGGAAATTTACTGGAAACCGGATTTTGCAAAGTATTATGAGAATACAGAACTGATAGTCAGAAAGGAGAAAGCAGCTAATGAGTGAATTGATGAAAGCACCACGCATTAAGCACTGGATACATGTATTGCGTGACGATAAAATGGTATTTGATAAAGAGACAAATGAAGCGATTGATAAGGTGTTTGAACAGATACATCTGATTGCACCTTGTGGAGATGACGAAAGAAGGGATATATGGTTAAAGGCAGAGCGTGGTACTGCTGAGGATTACGATGATTATGAGTATCTTAAGGAAGAGGAAATCGTTGATTCTTATGAGGATTTTCTTAGGATGTGGCAGGAAGAATACCCGGATGAAGTGAACTGGTTCCATCTTGTAACACTTGAGCGGGATGACTATAGGGCGATCTTTTTGGGAAGAGAGCTAATCTACCAGTCAAGAGTTTATGAGAAACACGAAGTTTATGAATACGGACTGAAAGAATTGTTTGTATGGATGGAGTCAGCAGTTAAAAATTGTGTTGAAGAATTACGAAACGAAACTTATAATAGTGATGTGAAAAATAATCTGGCATTCAGACAGAGAACAGGAACTATTTCAAGAAAAGATTACTGGGAGTTGTTTCCTGATATTAAAGAGTCTTATCTGGCTGACATATCAGATGAAGAAATACAGTTGTTCGTAAGAAACATAGAAGACCAGAAGGATGGGGAGCCTGTTGGTTCCTACCTTGCTGATATGACAGCAGGAAAGTTTTATGAATACTGTGCCATTGGCTATAAGGCGAATCAGTATGAGAACCTTGAGGGACTTACAGGGTAGTGTAAAGTGAACTATGAAAACCCTGAGTCAAAAAATTGGCTCTTTTAGAACCTTGAAAATTGCAAAATATAG